AGCCGAAAAAAGACTATCATCCGCCAAAAATTCCTTTAAATTACTCATCTTTAGCCCCTTGTAATTCAGTTAGACGAACTAACATAATTTCCCTTTCTTCTTCTGTTAGTTCGCCGTTTTCTAAAGTGGCTTTAATTTCGTTTATTTCACTTTCTATCTTTTCGTTTGAAAATCCGTCTAACAATTCTGACGATGATTTCAAAGATGAACCACCTATCGTTTCTTCTGATTCTTCCGGTTGATTGTCTGATAGTTCTTCCCCTTCTTCTGTATCGGTTTCTAGTGTGGTTTCTTGCGGTTCTTCTTCCCCTTCTTCTATGGCTTCCCCTTCTTCTGTATCGGTTTCTAGTGTGGTTTCTTGCGGTTCTTCTGGCAACGTTTCGTCTGGCGTTTCGTCTAACGTTTCGTCTGGCGTTTCGTCTAACGTTTCGTCTGGCGTTTCGTCTACGATACCGTCGACCATTTCTTTATTCTTTTTGTTCCAAACCGAACCATAATCAATAGAGATTTCTAGCCCGTATTTTTCGTTGATTTGTTCCAGTGCGGTTAACCGACATTTCATCATGTTATCAATGAAAGGGTATAAAATATCGTCCCCTTGATCAACTTCCCCGCTGGTTAGTCGTTCGCGTTTCATGTTAAAATTTGCATCTAAACCAATTTCATTAAACAAACCTGCTTTAATGTATTGTTGGTATTCGATAAGGGTTGTAATTGAACTACCTTGGCTGTTTCCCGTTGTGTGGGTTTTAACCCCATCAAACATAGGTGAAGAACTTATAACGCTTATTTCACCGTTGATAAGGTTTTCAATGTATTTATCTGCACTTGCTTTTGTTTTGTCATCGGTTGCGCTTAACATAATTTGTAGTCGGTTACTGTAACCGTTTAGAACCATGTTAATATCATTTTCAGTTAACAGGGAATTGTATTTATTGAATAGCGGTAATAGACCTATCAGGCTATCATCGTTATGAATTAAAACCCCGTCCTTTTTTATGTCTAGTGTTTTGTTGAAGTTTAAAGCAACGTTGTTGATTGTAATTTTTGACGGGTTCCCATATACGTCCTGCTCCCCGCCTAATCCCCCGCCGAAAGCATAAAGTTCACCTTCAACTTCTGTTATGAAAGCGTAACCATTATTTTGTAAAAGTTTTTCAAGTTCGCGGCATGGGATTGTTTCAGGTAATCCAATATATTCAAACATTGAAAGCGTTTTAGCAAACAGATAACGGTTGTTCTGTAATACGTTCGCTTGTTTGTTTTTGAAATCATACATGGTTTATTTCCTATCAATTTTGTCTATTAGTTTTTCCATTGCGATTGTGTTTTCGTTCAACGTTTTTCTATACTCGGCAGTTATTTTTCCGTAGCATTTAACCATTTCCCTATTAGACCAAAATAAAGCAACAGAAACCGCAATAGGGAACCCCAGACTTTCTATCATTTTGCCGATTACTACGAAATCCATATTAACCCTTTTTACATAGTTTAAGATAATTGTTTACCGCGTCCCCAATAGTATTGTCTTGATAGTAAACCCGATCAGTTTTAAAGAACCATAGAACGCGCTCTTGCAGCTTGTTAATAGGGTTGTACATATTACGATTGTAATTTAGTTGGGGATTGAAGTCTAGGGAATATATTAAATCCGTTTCCCTTTCTTTTATTTCAGTTGTTTTAATATGTATGTAAGTAAAATAAATTCCTTTTGTTTCTATTACTTCACATTGGAAAATAGAATCATCAAATTCTATAAAGTAAATTAACAGAATATCTTTAGGTTTATATTTAAAAGGTAAATGCGGATAAATATCTAATTCCCATGCACCCCCTGTTATCATTTCTAGTTTAGGATTATCAAATGCGAAATACTTATTTGATTTTTCCCCTTTACTAATTGAGGCGCAATGCTCAACCGCTACGGTTAGTTTTGAATTGCCGTAATGGTATACATCAATAGCCCCTTGAGTCATTTTGGTAATATGTTTTAATCCCATTTCACCAAAATACGGGCAAAATTTAGAAACAGTATTACCTAACATATATATTTTAACATCGTCTCTTTTTCGTACTATTGTTGAAACCGTATTCATAAATAATACGAATTCATCTTGAAGGTATAAACGCCCTGTTAGAAATTCATCAAAAATAATTGTAGTAATGTTAGGAAATGAAGTTGATTTGTCGTGTTCGCCGTCTGATAGAGCAAACGTAAAACCAATTATATCTTGATCTGAATAAATTGTTTTGCCGTTATCATCGTAGTTACATAAGTAAAATTTTCCCGCCCAATAGTGAACGCCAGTAAACGCACCTTTAGACATTTTTTCTACTTCTTGATTATCGTTTATACCAGAAAATAAACGTTGCGCTCTTCTACCTGTAATGTCTTCTTTCCATCGTCTCACATAACCGAATTGCGCCCCCGTTTCAAAGTAGTTTTTAAGGCTCTTTTTTAACATGGCGTAGGTTTTACCATTTGAACGTTCGCCGAAAATAATATTATATGTGGCGTTTTTCTTGTCTATTCTTGCCGTGTTATAGAATTTATTCATACGTTTTTAACCCCTTTATAAATATAACCTTTAGATAGATTTTGTAAAAATTCTTTATATTGATCTGCTACTTTCAAAGTGAAATCACAACTTTCCAAGTGTACGCTAGATAATGGATTTACTGTTTCTTCATTTCCTAAATAATCTATACACTTGAACTTTAATTCATCGTCAATATAGGTATGGGTCATTTTACCGGTTCTGTCAGACGGAATATATAGAGAATCGTTGAATACAGAAAATACGTTTTCGGTATCCCCTGCTAGTTCGCGCATATAGTCTAACCCGTTTTGTTTGCTTAACCCTGCTACTGTTAACGATAGTTCATCCCCTTCTTGAGTTAGGTATCGTTTAGCCCCTAAGGTTTTAAACCGTGTATAGGTGCCTTCAAAATCCCATACGCCTATTGTTTTAATGTGGCCCTGTTTCGTTTTAGGTGATAAAAGTTTACGATCAAATTTGTAATAATCGCACATAGTTTGCATTTTCAAAATTATTTGAGTATCGAACCAATCAATATAAGGTTTATATTTATAATAGTTAAGAAGTTTTAAACTATCTGTATCTGAATAAACGTAATCATCCCCCGCTGCAATGATTCCAGTCCATAAATTTTTGCGGGCATAAGCTGTAACCCATAAACCCCATGCGTAATATAGAAATCTGTTTTTACTTTCATTGTAGTTGGTTATTTCTTCTTCTAAATCTACTTTTTCGGTTTCCCAATCGTCTGTATAAATTGCGTTATCTTTTACTATGTCTGTAACACTCATCCCATATATGGAATTTAGCATCCCTTTCGATAGCATGTATTCAACTTCCGAACCATCAACACCTTTAAGAATGGTTTTATCCTGATACAAATCTAATATTGATTTTATAATTGATCGCGGTAAATAGTTTTTATGGGCATAACGAACGTTTGCAACGGCTATCCCATCCCATGAATAAACCTGTTTCATTATTTCGTAGTCAACTTCTGTAAGGGTTACAGATAGAGAATCAGCGTTTACTATTCGACCGTTGTTTATAGTGGGGTTTGAAATTTCAAAACATTTTGATTCTGAAATATAGGTTTCTTGCGTTATTTTCCATTTCAAATCTGTAAATTTAACATCAAAAACAACCGCGTGTTTTTTGCATAGTTCGTCTAATTCATCTATTGATTTAACTTCTATTTCTTTAAAACGAGACATAGGGAATTTTTCAGAAACCATTACCGCCGGATAACTAGACGTAAAATCTATTGATGAAACGTCTTTTAAAGTTTGGCCGCTGTAATTGGCGTTCGCATGGGTGAACCCGCCCATAAAAGCGCGTTTCAGTTGCACGTATGTTTTCGGGTCTATCGTCAAATCTTTCATAATTTGCCTATAGCGGTAATACTTCCCTTTACTACTTTTTCTGTGGTTTGTATCAGTAAAATAACATTCTTGTTTTACGTGTTTTCTAACCCTACCCGTATTTGTCATGGGTATTTTAACAACGTCCCCATATAGGTCTATTTGCTCGCTTATATAGGCGGTTATTATTTCTATGTCATTATTAACATAGTCCATTTCTGGCCCTGTTAATGGTGTATGTGGCGTTCGTATTAGTGAATAGTCTAAATCCCCTACTAACTTTTTTATTTTATATTTAGCTAGATTTTTAGCCGTATTAGATAATGAAAACCCGCTTAAAATATATGAACAACGAAACTCTATGCCATAATCGCATAACGCTTTTATTGGTTTCCTTTCTGCAACCGCGAAAACTTGTAACCATTTAAAGTATTTACGCAT